CGTAAAAAAGCGAAAGAACAGTATGATTATTGGAAACCAGAGTCGGTAATTGTCGAAGCAAAGGCATCTGGACTACCTTTAACGTATGAATTAAGAAAAATGGGTATTCCAGTTATTAACTTTACACCAAGCAAAGGAAATGATAAACATACAAGGGTAAACTCAGTAGCTCCGTTATTTGAATCAGGAATGGTTTGGTATCCGGATCGAAAGTTTACAGACGAAATGATTGAGGAATGCGCTGCATTCCCACTTGGTGAACACGATGACTTAGTGGACAGTATGACTCAAGCATTAATGAGATTTAGACAAGGTGGTTTTGTAGATCATCCCGAAGATTACGAGGACGAGGAACTTCCTGAAACACGAAGGACGTATTACTAATGAGCCAATATCTTAATACATTGTTGAAGGCAACTGGTAGAGCTGGTTTGGATAACGACCAAATCATGAATATTGCAAGAACTAAATATAAAAATATTGATTTGCGTATGGACCCGGATTTTCAAAAACGTGATGCCTTTATTATTAACGACGATTTAACACAAAATCTAAAAAAAATGATGGATGACTTTAATGAGCCCTACATTCCTACAGAAATCAAAGATAAATTAGAAGATTTTGCCGCTAAGGCAGTTGCCTTTGGCGATGACCAACAGCTTTTAAGACACTCAAATGCATTTTTAAAATTTGCAGATGAGCTTTACGGTCCAGGAGGCGCGAGCAATGTTACTAGTATGGTTCCTGAGCAATTAGCAAGACAAGCACATAAAAATTCAATGCAGCTTACAGACTCTACTTACGGAGATTTTCCAGGACGACAAGAAATGATAAAAAAGAACATACAAAGGTTAATGACAGAGGCACCGGGCGAAGTAGAAGTTTTAAGAAATTATTTAAATAGTGGTTATGATGGAACGTATGCTGAATATTTAAGAAATGAAGTAGATCCACAAAAGTGGATGCACTACCAAAATGTTTTTCCAGAAAATTTTAAAGTTGGTGGCCGTGTAGGTGCTGCCGGTGGAGGACTTATAAGAGCGCTACTTAAATTACTTGGACGCAAAAAAGGAAAAGGTCTTGAATCAATGATGCAACCTAAAACTCCTGCGGGCAATGTAGCTATGCGTAATTTACTTCCTGATAATGAGTTGGACATGAGAATGGCTAGGGGCAAACTAATGCAAGAGCCTGGATGGTACAGAGATACTGTTTTAGGTGAGAGCAAAACTGGTAAAGCTTGGCACGATTTAGGAAAAGCAACAGCAGATTGGACTGGGTGGAAACCTGATCCACAGAGTCCTATTGTTATGAAAGGTATAAGAGAAGGTTTTGCAAAACCTAGAGAAGGAATTATGCAAACATCAAAAATAGATGATGAGATTAACAGTATGATGACTGAAATGAAAGCTATGAAAGAAAGATCAGAAAAAATGATGCTCGACGCTGATTTTAAAATGCGCGACATGAAATCACAAGAAGCTATGGTAGATGCTTTTGTAAGAGATTTAGACGATGGAATTGATCCAGGAACAGCTATTAAGAGATTTACAGCGGCTTATAAAAAACTTAGAGAGCCTCACGCTACTGGCGGAAGAGTAGGACTTAAATTTGGCGGCGGGATACTAAGTAAGATGTTTAAAATGGGCACAGCAGGAGATGCTGAAAAAGCACACGCAAGAATGAAAGGTCCTTTCTTCACAGGTCATAGTTCTGTTGACGCAGGAGATATGCAGCAATATAAAAATATTATAAATGATCCAAATGTAGAATTAGATGCAATCTATGAATTAGAAGACATGGTACAAAACTCTCTTAGATATTCTAAAGAACAAAAAGCAGCTTTCTTAAAATTAATTCAAAAAGAAAAATTTAAAGTGCAAATACTTTATGATGACCCAAAACTACAAAGAATAGCAGAAGCAGACCCAGAAGGTTTTGACAGGTGGTTAAACTATATGATTAGTAAGGACCCATCAGCAGGTGGTTTTGCAACTGGTGGACAAGTCCTAGCAAATGGAGTAGGTAATTTATTTGGAATGAGGAGCTAATATGGCAATCGATAAAAAAGCAATACCAGACACACTTGTAGACGAGTTGAAAGACTCACAAACAGTCTATGACGCAGAGGTAGAACTAGAAGCAGAAGAACCTGTAGAGTCAAATGTTGAGATGACCGAAGATGGTGGTGCGGAAATTAATTTTGGTGAACCACAAGCCCAACAAGGTTATGCAGGACATCAAGAAAACATAGCTGAGGTTTTAGAAGAAAATGATCTTAATGAAGTGGCTAATGATATACTTGACCAATATGAAGATTGTAAATCTTCTAGAGGTGATTGGGAAAAAACTTATACAAACGGTTTAGACTTACTCGGATTTAAGTACGAAGATAGAACTGAGCCATTTCAAGGATCAAGTGGTGCCACACACCCAGTTTTAGCAGAAGCAGTCACACAGTTTCAGGCTTTAGCTTATAAAGAACTTATGCCTGCAGGTGGCCCAGTAAGAACACAAATTATTGGTTTGGAAACTCCAGAAAAAGTAAAACAATCACAACGTGTAAAAGAATTCATGAATTATCAGTTAATGATAAATATGAAAGAGTACGAACCTGAATTTGACCAAATGTTATTTAATTTACCGTTGTCTGGTTCTACATTTAAAAAAGTTTATTACGATGCGCTTCTTGCAAGATGTGTATCTAAATTTGTTCCTGCAGAAGATTTATATGTTCCGTATAACGCAACTTCTTTAGACGATACTGAATGTATCATTCATAAAATAGAAATGACTAAAAACGACTTAACTATGCAACAACTTGCTGGTTATTATCTTGATATCGATTTAGGAGAAGGTGGTTCTTCTGTAAGTACAAATGAAATAACAGAGAAAAAAGATGAATTATCAGGAGTTGATCCAGATAAAAATGAATTATTTACACTTCTAGAGGCTCATGTTCATTTAGAGCTTCCAGGATTTGAAGATATTGATCCTAAGACAAATGAGTCTACAGGAGTTAAGTTTCCTTACATAGTAACTTTGGACGAAGGTTCAGGGAAAGTTTTATGCATAAAAAGAAACTGGAATGAACAAGACCAGACTAAAAAGCGTAAAGACTATTTCGTCCACTTTAAATTTCTACCAGGACTCGGATTTTACGGGTTCGGCTTAATCCACATGATCGGCGGCTTGTCGCGAACTGCAACAGCAGCACTAAGACAACTTTTAGACGCCGGCACCTTGTCAAACTTACCAGCCGGATTCAAAATGCGAGGCATCCGCGTCAGAGACGAAGCTCAACCGTTGCAGCCGGGCGAGTTCCGTGACGTTGATGCTCCTGGTGGAAACCTTAAAGATGCATTCATGCCTTTACCATTTAAAGGACCAGACGCTACTCTATTACAATTAATGGGTACAGTCGTAGCCGCGGGCCAGCGGTTCGCGAGCATTGCTGATCTACAAGTGGGCGACGGCAATCAATCAGCGGCTGTTGGTACTACAGTTGCGCTCTTGGAGCGCGGATCGCGGGTTATGTCTGCAATACACAAAAGAATTTATGCAGCAATGAAATGCGAGTTCATGCTACTTGAAAAATGTTTCGTTACTTATTTACCAGCTATATATCCTTATGATGTTGTTGGAGGACAAAATGAAATTTTCCAAGCAGACTTTGATGAAAAAATAGATATCATTCCAGTTGCTGATCCAAATATTTTTTCACAAACACAAAGAATTGCGATTGCACAAAGTGAATTACAAATTGCAATGTCAAATCCTGCTATGCATAATGTGTATCATGCATATAGACACATGTATGAAGCATTAGGTGTAAAAGATATTGATATGGTACTACCACCACCTCCAGCGCCACAAGCGATGGACCCTGGAACAGAGAATGTTTTAGCGTTGAATGGTAAAAAGATTCAAGCGTTTCCTAAACAAGATCATCAAGCACATATGAAATCACACTTGTTGTTTATGGGTACTACTATTTGTAGAAACAATCCTCAAGCTTTAGGAATTTTACAACAGAACTGTATGGAGCACATTGTACTAATGGCGCAAGAGCATGTTGAGTTAGAGTACCAACAAGAGATACAACGTATGCAACAGTTGCAGCAACAGATACAACCTATGATGGAACAAATGCAACAGAACCCTCAAGCTATGCAACAGAACCCTCAGATACAACAGATACAAGAGCAACAAGCAAACTTACAAATTGCAATCGAAGCACGTAAGTCAACTTTAATTGCAGAGTTTATGGAAGATTATGCAAAAGCTGAAAAAGAAACTCTTAATCAAATAGACGGCGATCCTTTATTAAAATTAAAAGATAGAGAGCTCGACATTAAAGCAAGAGAAGACCAAGCTCAGCAACAACAAGCAGAAGAGAAACTTAATCTTGAGAGATCTAAGATGCTACAAAACAGAGAACTAGCAGAAGAAAAAATGCAAGAAAACGATAAACACCAAA